CAATGGCTTGAAGCATTGTTGAAACCTTCTGAGGTACGTTACCGATAACCTTGGTTGAAACGTTCTCGACAGTATAATCACCGAGAGCAATGAGGCTATCAGTTGAACCATACTTATTGATAAGGTTTGTATAGACGCCGGATGTAGCACCCATACGAGTTGCAAACGTATCAGTATTGGTACCAACGGTGTCAAAGGTGAGCGGGTTAGCACGCTGAGTGTTTAAGAAGCGAACGTTTTTATTCGGTACGCCGTTAAGATTGAGCCATGTTGAGCTATTCTTATTAGAGATATATGGGTTAACAATTGTCTTAATGTTATTTGAAGCGCTATCAACAGTATCGAGGAAGTAGCTATTAGCAGGTCCACCGTTAGGGTTGTTAATCTGGCGATAATAATCGAAGGAAGCGTTATAGCTTTCCTGAAGAACATAATCAAGCTGAATAGTATCAGGCGAAAAAACTGACTGACGAAGCTTGAATACACCAAGGTTAATGGTATCGTTAAAGTTTGATGTTGAAGTGTTGAAGGAAGCAATATTTTCAACAACTTCTGATACACTGCCATTGGCTCCAATTGTTGTCGCGGAAAGAGCAAATGTAAGGCGCTGTGAGGGAACTGTAACGTAATTTCCAGGGGTGATGTAACCGTTTGTGTTAACAGATTGTACGCTACTGAAATCCGAGAACACGTTGCTGTTTGCTGTGTCAGGGAAAGATGTGTTGTCAACGATACCGATATATGTACCTTCGTAACGGCCGTTAACAGAAGCTTGAGCCTTGTTAAGAACGATTAAGCCGGCTTGACCGAGTGACGAGAGTGACGAGAAGGTTGTTGTCGGATTGGCATTAGCATCCTGAGCTGAAGCAGACCAGGTAAACGCTGTTCCCTGAACGATATTGTAATAATCGCTTTCAGAAAGTGTAATGTGTGTTGGAGCACCGAAGAAATACGAGACACCGGAAGTTGATGCTGTATAGTTAAGATTTGTTGAGGAAAGCGTAGTAATTGTACCACCAACGTTACTAAGTGTAGTAGAAACAACAGGATAAACAAGAGCGCTATACTGGTTTGTAGTACCGAGACCAGCACCGGATCCGTAAGGAAGACGGTATGTTGTTACATTAGCAGGTGACTGAAATACAGCTTTAACTGTCTGATAAAAATAACGTTCGGCCGCATTGGTGGGTGTACCGTAGATCTGTTCAAATTCAGAGATTGAACTTACGGTAATTGGGTCAGAAGACGGGCCCTTAGGGGCAAATCCAGGAATAAAAACGTTTGTGGGGGCGACTAAACTTGCGTGAAGTGAGAGATCAATTTCGCTAATTTGTACCCCGGGACTTTGAATTATGCGTGCCATATAAAGTATTTATGGTACTTGGGAAACATTTTTTTATCTTTTAAAGATTTTCTACTTCTGATATCGGATTTACAAGAAGCTGGGAGTAGCTAAACGTTACGTTTGACTCTAATTCACCAGAGTCTTTATAAGAAAATGTTATCCCGCCTAGATTTGTAGGAAAAGCATCAGTATATGTAAATTGTATTACGCGCTTATTATACTCGTCAAGACCGTAAATTGTTACGTTTGCCTTATATTGACTATAGAGTCCTCTTGTTTTTGAATTAGCAACATTTGGTGTCGGTGTAGAGAGATCAGTGTTATCGTATATGCCTAGCTTATCATCATTAAGAAAATTTAGCCATGTATAAATGACCCAATAATTGTTGAAACGGTTGTCGACGATAAAATCAACTGTAAGCGGGGTATAAGGTTCGCGGGAGCCTGATGTCACAGTCTGCGTTTGACCGGCATATCTATTTTGTATTGCAGGTACGGAAATCTCCGGTACAACGCCACCAGCCACAGCAAATTGCATAGTATCGGGTAAAATATTCGTTTCATTACGCAAAAACTTCGTAGCAATTTGTTTTAATGCAGGTGGTACATCAAGAACAAGCAAAAACTTGTCTTTTCTTGTTAGGTTAAAGGGACTCTGAGTATATGGAATATTGTTTGACATATATTATCCTAATAATTTCCAACCTTGGTTTTCCATTTCATTAATAACAGTTTGTTCCGGTGCATCGCCTAAATCAAAGAGAATTGGCATGGGTACAGCATCATCACTATTACGCTCATTATTATACATTGACATCGGATTGATAAAATATTTAATCCCGTAATCAAGGGATTTAAGTCTCAGAGGACGCTTATTATCGTCTAATTCGACGATTTCAAAATATCTCTCCGTTACTTCATTTTCTAAAATCATTAACGTCCAAATAAGGCTCATAACACGGTCGTCATGACTATCGGCTCCTGGTTTTGCAGCCCATGAACCGTTTGGATATCTTACAAATCCTTTGAGTTCTGTAAGAGTTCTAATATCTTTAAATCTAACTACGTTTAACTCGTTACACCAGTAACGCATATTAGTAACACCTTTATATTTTGTATTGGTGTGAGCTACTACACCTACTTTATTGAAGATTTTATCGCCGGCTTTTGCACCATAACTGACAATATTCTCATATCCTAGTGTATTTTTTAATTGATCAACAACTTGAGCGCCGCAATTATTACGCTCAATTAACACCGGGGGCTTACCCCAATGCTGTAGGATTTCATGTAATTTTGTAGTAAAATTGTATGGGCTTATTTCATTATTATGGTAAACTGCTACTTGTTCTATACTACGTAAATCTGTAATATCCAGAACTTGAATTACTGAAGCTGCTTCACCAACGCCTTCTGAAACGTCAACACCCGCTACATAAAGCCTCTCTTTATCAGGCTCTTTCCACATTAGATAATGACCTTCTTCAAAAACAAATGCTGGATCCGTGCATTCAGCTTTTAATTGCTCAAAGAATACCTCATTAATAGCACTTTCACCAGATTGTAAGAAAGTATTACCAAATTCTTGATCAAATTTTTCTCTACTACCCATTTCACGGATAGTTTTATTTTTCCACTTCTCATCACGACCGGGTACCTCCCACCAGTCAACGCGCTCGGCTTTCCAGCCGTTGTGTTTTTCAGAATCTGTTTCCATTGCACCTTCATATAGCTCGTGGAAGAGGTTACCTGTACCATTAGGGGTACTGGCTACGAAAATTTTAGATTTTTTAGAAGATGAAATAATCGGATAAACTGAAGCCCAGAATTCCTCGACAAGGTGATTATCAATAAACGCAAGCTCATCAAGAAGAACAACGTTAACAGAATCACCACGACCGGCGTCACTACTTGTAGTACTGATACCAATACTTGAACCATTAGCTAATGACATTGAGGTTTTACCGTATTCTAAGATACCTGGTTTCAGATAGTTTGGTAATTTTTCATAAGCCATTCTAACACGCTTAAAGATATTAATAGCTGTAGCTTCTTTGTTAGCGACAATAAGAACACGCTGATCTTCCTGAAAACACACTATCCATAATGCATAGATAGTGAACAAAGTCGTCTTACCAGACTGACGACTTGATAACATAACCACGAATCTATTATCACGTAATGAACGTAATATACGCTTCTGATAAAGATGGAGCTGAATCTTTATTTTACCTTGATCAAGATTAGTAATATAAAAAAAGTTTTCAGCAAAATAGAGAATATTCTTTTTACATTTTTCAATATCTTTAATCCATTCAGGGTTTGAGCTATAATCGAATAAAGCATCTGGCGTCGGTAAGCTTTCGTTACCGAGATAATATTGCTGTTTCTCTTTTTTAGTGGCCATCTAGTATAAATAATTAGGCAATATGAACAAAGCTCGCAATCTCGTTGAAATGGGTGAATTCTACGCCTCCACAATACTTACTGAGGCAAAAAAGAATTTCCCGCCAAAAGACACTTTCGCCGTCGCAGGAAAAAAGACATCTGATGCTGTTATTCCTGCCAATCTTAAAAAGCCAAAGGCCTTTGATGAGCGTGGCCCTTTAGCTCATAAAAACGGAGAAGCTCTTGTCAAGCCCCTTGAAGCTAAGGACGCTAAGGGTAAGAAAACTTTCACTGGTGTTGAAAAACTTTCACTTGCTCCAGAAAAAATGGAGGTAGAGACTATAAATACTTTTATGAACAAATCTATTTTTGATCGCCTATTCGAGGACGTAATGTCCGATAACATCACTTCACCCGAAGCTGCTGATCAGCATGATGCTGAAGCGCTTGATCTTCCTGGCACAGAGGAAGGCGGTAGTGAAGAAGTAACAATCACCCTCAGCAAGGAGCTTGCTGGAAAACTTCATGACGCTCTTATGGCCGTTCTTGGCTCTGACGAAGAGCAGCACGGTGAAGAAGAAGGTGCTGGTGAAGAAGAAGACGCTGAAGAGCACGTTGCTGGTTGCAAGTGCGACAAGTGCGTCGGATCTGAAGACGACGAGTCAACACTTCCTGAAGCCACAGAACTCAAGGAGCTTCCTAGCACCGTTGAGAAGATGACAAAGGTAGGCGGTAACACTAATCAAGTCTCTGATTCATGGTCAACACATCATGTCGATGGCACAGAAGGTGCCGGAGAAGTTAAGGTACAGGCTCAGCCTTCACCTAAGAAGGAGAAGCTTGCCGGTCCTACACCTGTAAAGGGCACAGCAAATTACGTCGCTTCAATGCAGAGTGGTGAGCGCACCAAGAAGAACCACGGTAAGGTTGCCTTCACAAAGTAAGTTAAACAAAAATAGATTATAAATTAAAAGGGCCTTAGCAATAAGGCCCTTTTTTTTGTATAAATACTTTGGTGAATAGTTTTAAACAATTTGTTGCTGAGGTATTCAATCCTCATTTTAATAAGAAGACCGGTGAAGCTAGACAACACCGTCATATGGCTGATATTATTCCCGATGTCAGTACACACTCAGCATCAGGTGGTAAGACAGTACCAGAGTATTGTAAAACAGATAATAACGCCGTGCAGGAGTTTGAAACACTCAAGACAATGCCACACGGTACAAAGACAATTAATCTTGCTAAGGCACGAAAACTGAAAGATCAATTCAATCTTAGTGATTTTAAAGGTGCACTTGGTAACACAGGGATACACCTAGCACCTCATCATGAACCTGGGTTCTTTACTCTAACCAAATAATGAGCATAGAAACAAAAGACGTATATACTGGTAATCCAACGCCGCAGTTTTATCCTGCTAGCATTGACTATAGTACCAATCCATGTTTCCGCTTTACCGATAAGACTAATAATCAAAACGAGCGTATTCTTTATGCGACGTATTGGCAGGAGCAAATCAGTCAATACGGGCAACAAGTAATGTATTATGTTAATACATTCAACACTCTTTCAGCAGATATAATCTACGGCGAACAACCGACACAAACATTTGCGCCTCCTCTGCCGATCATTCTCGCAATTAACCTCAACGAAAATGCATTAATGCTTAGTAAGTACGGTCTTATATCTGAAGATGAAATTACAGCATTTGTACCGTATAAAAGTTTTTACGCTACTTTTGGTGAAGGTTCAGAGCCAAAATCCGGCGATGTATTTCAACTATCAGAATATGGAAGTGACCGTGTAAATGGTAGAAATGGTAACTTTTATGAAATAACTGAGCGTCTCGATCAAGACATCGCCCAGGTTAATCCGCTCGCTGGTCACTACGTTTGGCTACTCAAGGCCAAACGTTTTGAATGGTCATTCGAACCCGGTTTATCTGGTGAAGCCGTCAATCAACAGGTATACGATGACACTCTTAGCCCAACAGCATCAGGTGCTCATAAACCTTATACCGACAGCGCGGATATTGAATCTGTTAAAGTGTTTGACTATAGCCAAACAGATTACGGAAATGTGTACGGTGGATACGTTTAGATATCAATCTTACCACTTTCGGGGCTATAATCAGGAATCCTCTCATTGCGGAGTTTAGCGATAAATTGATCAGCATCTCTGCTCGTTTCAAAATCTAACGCTACGCTCGTTCTATCAACACCTGTAAAGGTATATGTTAATCTACCCTGTTTTGGTGTGATATTTGCGAGTTTGTAAAGTGTGTTTACGCTAAATTGATTCTCACGGGATTGAAATCCTCGACGAGGATCAGGCCTTACGCTAAAACTGGCGCCAATGATGTAGTGCATGGTAGAGCTGGTGCGATAACGCTGTTATTTTGTTCAATTTCTTCTAAATCTGATTTCATTGAAAGAAATCGCTCATCGATGTATTTCTGAAATGCAAGCGGCTTAATCCAGTCGACGTCATTTTCAATTGAACGTCTCTTGAGTTGCTCTACGCGCTTACTTACAATCTCTACTCCTTCGAGTAGGCATAGCCAACGCGCGTATTCGTCGTATGACATATTATGTGTCTGATATTCAGATTTTAGTTGACTGATTTCGTTTGATGGTGTCGATGACATATCCGAGTATTATGTATAAAAATTTTTGAACGTCAATAATATTCTGATTTTTATTCAAAGTATTAGCAAAAGCATGAATTGCTTCAATATTCTGTATTACACCGTTGATACACGTATTGAGCGATTTCGTTACGTCTGCTTTGTAACTTTCATCGATATTTGAGGTTGCTATAGCTTTGGCTACAGCATCATTGTAAAGATATAAAATATTTTTTATTATGTTTTTATCTGAAGATGTGTCCTTTTTGTAAAAAGCTGAGCCTTCTTCAAACGCTTTATAACTTTGAAAATCGAGTTTTTGTTTTAAGGAAAAAACTAAATCATCTACTGATGTTTGCTGCGAAACAGGCGATATTGAAAATGGATCAGCTGTCGTTTCAAGCGTTAATTTATCGATACTTTCAGGAATTTCCATTACTCTCCTCCTCCGTTGGAATTACTGTTGGTAGAGTTATATTCGCAATCGTTTCAGTTATGAGCGCAGTCTCAGGTACAATATATACACTAATATTTTTTTGACAAGTATTGCATTTATACGTATTATTTGTATTTAGAACAATGGGAACAAACTCTGTCTTCTTCAAAGCGCATGGACATGTAACCTCAATACCTTGTAAGCTAAATTCCTTAATGCGTTCGTTTTCAAGTTTTTTATTTCGTAGTTCTACATAAGCATTTAACGCAGTAACATAGGCATAATATATGCCAAATTGAAGCATTATACCGAAGGGAACACTATATATCAAACTTACACCAAATTGCTTAAGCGTGAGACCAAATAATGTAGCTACAAAAAAAAGTGTAGCAATTTGTATTAAAAATCTTTTTAGCATTATTATTATAATAATACTAAAAACAGCTAAAATCAAGCATCTTCTTCTTTAGCACTAGTTTCAAGCACTTCAAATATACCTTTAAGTTCGCGCAGGGATTTTTCAAGACAATCTACAATAGCTTGTACTTCCTTTCGTGCTTTCTCATCTTGGCGTATGAGAGGATTCTTAAGCGCGAGTTTGTAATTATTAATGGCGGTTGTAGTATTTGTAATTAAATCACCGAGAATTGAAACGGTATTAGGTATTGGATAAGGTAGTACATTGTCACCTTTGGCATTGTCCGGGTACTGATCATCTTTACCTTTTTTATCGCCAAATAGATCATTAAACTTTGTTTTGATAGCGTTAAATTCTCGTGAAGCTTGACCGGAAACCCACTTATTGTATGCAGAAACTGTGTCTTCAAATACAACTTTTGTTTTCATGTGAAATTATTTAATCTCAGCCATAAATACTATTATGAGTTATTTTAAGTCGAGATTTGATTTTGTCCTTGAAGCAGATACTAACCCCGCGCCGGCACCTGCTCCTGAGACACAGCCTGCAAATGATCAAGAAGCCATGGCACAAACACTCGACACAGCTCAGCCTTCAGATTTTGATGTTAAGGCAGCTGAAAGACAGCAGCGCGTCGATCACGTTAAAGTCGAACAAATTAAAACACTTAATACCTGGATCAAGCAAATTGACGATTTTGTATTGTTTTTGAATGATACAAATTCAAATTCCATACAAATTCAGCTTCATTCAGCTCCTTGCGATTCAATGTTTGAAGACATTGCAAGAAGTGAAAAGAAGAAAATCGCTAGACTCGCCGCTGATCTTAGCACCCTTAGCCAGTCGCTCAAGGGATATCTTGCTTCTGCTAACGACTAAGATTTTATCTCAGACATAAGGAGTTTTGCCTTAAGCCCGGAGTATGAGTTCGCAAGAATAAATTTTGCGGATATTTCGTCAAGCCCTGATGCAATACATGCATCATTAAAATCTTTATAGAGTATACCAATCTTTTTCGGCCAAATAAAAACCGTTTCACCGGCATCGATTAAGCGTTTAGTCTTCGTTTTACTAGCTGTATCCTGCCACTGGCTATCAAGTACCCAGATACGGTTATAAGTCTTAAAATTATTGATTTGTGTTTGCTGTAAAGTTGAGAACATATTGCTACTGTTCTCTTGAATACCGGCAACGGCAGTACCGTTTCTTACAAAAAACGCATCTATGGGACCTTCAAAAATAAAGATATGCTCGATATCTAAGCTTATTTTATCGAGGTTAAAGAGTGATTTCTCACCGTTGATCTTACTCAGATACTTAGGTAGCTTATCATTAGGTTGTTTTATAATAGTACGAGATTGATAAAATAGAATCTCACCTACTTCATTATAAAATGGAATTATTAAGCGATTTTTATGTATTTTATCAGTAAGTGATAGCCAAAGAGAATTCGGTCTATTAATAGCGGTATCGAGTCTTCTCTGCTTTATTAACTCAAGAGCTTTTTGTACCACAGTGTTATCTTTATGGTAATTAGTTTGATGTATATCGAACAGATTAATACAGTCAAGCGGTAGCTTGTGTATAGTTTTAGGTACATCTGAGGGTCTCTCCTCTTGTAGGATATCAGTAGGTAAGACATCATATGTTTTAACCTCTCTAATAATTTCTTCATATGTTTGGTTTGAAACTTCTTGAATCCATTTTAAAGGCTTACTATACCAGCCGCAGTTATGACAGCAAATAACGCCCTGTTCGACAATATAATAGCACCTACTCTTCTTTAACCAGGACGACCCTTCCCTACATATCGGACAACCTGCCTCGTAGGTATTTGTTGCTTTTTTATATTTAGGGTATCCCGCGTACTGGTAAAATTTCTGTATAGTATATTCTTGCGGTAGAATCACAGCTATAATATAGCGTGTCTATACTCAGAAAACAAGAGAAATAATTAAGCTTCGGGGTTATTGAGATCCTTTACCGAAACAACGCCCTTACGGATAAACTTTCCGGAAGCAGGGCAATAGTATTCCGCCTCAACAATCTCTTGATTGCCGCGGATATATGTTTTAAGTCTAGGTCTTACAGGTTCACCGCTAATTGGCGACTGAATGACCTTTGGTT